ACTTATAACGACTGTAGACTGTGTTACCAGCAGAATCGGTGCTCACCACATAGCCGTAATCATTAGCATTAGCCGTTACCTGCTGTAGTTCTGCAAGACTATTGAATGTTCCTTTGAACTCAGCAGTATTTGTCTGTATGCTGCTGTTGACAAATGCTTTGTCTGCAAGTTGGTTGCTTGATGATGCTGCAACAGGAATTTTCGTTTCGATTGCGTCAATGTCGTTTGCATTCTGCTGCTCAGCAGCACGTGCGCGGGTTTCCTCGGCATCAATGTTATTCTGTAACGTACCCTCTGCACCACGGGCACGCGTTTCTTCTGCATCAATATTGTCCTGCAAGGTACCCTCTGCGCCACGAGCACGTGTCTCTTCGGCATCGATATTGCCTTGTAAGGTTTGCTCAGCGGCTTCGGCGCGAATGATCTCATTAGAGATATTAGTTGCATTCTGCTGCTCAGCAGCCTTAGCACGGGCTTCCTCGGCATCCACATCTGCAATACGTGCCTGCTCCTCACCATTCAGCAACGCGGTCAACTGCGCACTCGTAGGCAATGCTGCGAGTTTGGCAACATCGCCGCTGGTGATACCACTGTTCAGTGCATCCCACTGAGCCTGAGTGAAGCCTGAATTATTCAAGGCGTATTCAAACTCCCATGCCGTACCATTGAACTTGTAACGCTCAACACTGGCAATGACAGTCGGTGTATCATTCGACGCAGGAATCTGTACAAAGGCATAATCGTTGTTGTCAGCTTCATTAATGACGGAACTTAAAGCAACGGCTATCTGCTGATGTGTAGCTGTGATAACACTCAGATAAAGATCTGTACACAGGTTGTATGTTCCCTTGAACACAGCAGTATTAGTCTGGATGCTGCTGTTGACAAATTCTTTGTCTGCCAGTTGGTTGCTTGATGACGCTGCAACAGGAATCTTCATTTCGATTGCATCAATATCATTGGCATTCTGCTGTTCGGCAGCACGGGCACGGGTCTCTTCAGCATCGATGTTCTGCTGGAGTGTCTGCTCGGCAGCTTCGGCACGGGTAGTCTCGGTGCTGATGGCCTGTGCGTTGGTCTGTTCAGCGGCCTTGGCACGAATCTCTTCAGCATCCACGTCGGCTATGCGCTCCTGTTCCTCAGCGTCGATGTTCGTCTGCAACTGCTGTTCGGCTGCCTCGGCACGCTCACGCTCTGCTGTGACAGCTGCTGCACCACCCTGTCCGATGGCGTCGATATTCTCTTGCAACTGCCGTTCGGCACCCTCGGCACGCTGCTGCTCGGTGTCGATGTTCGTCTGCAAAAGCCGTTCTGCATTTTCTGCTCGCGTCTTCTCTTCGGTCACTGCCTGCTCGCGGTCGGTGGTCTCCTGAGAGATGGCTTGCTCGTTGGGGGTCACTTGGTCAAGGAGTGCTTGCACCTCCTTACCGGTCTGGGAAAGTCTGTAGGTTGTATCCATAATTTTTAGTCGTTTGATGATTTCAGTACAAGTATATATTCGGTATCGTTGGTGATGATGCGGTCACCCTGTGAGGTGATGAGATACTGGTAGTCGCTGGCAACGTCGCTCTGCTCACTGCGCTCGTAGGTGACGTAGTGCTTGCACTCCGACGGTACCGGCACACAGGCAAATCGTGGAAGCGGTATACTGGCCACGAAGCAAAGCAACTGCTCGTCGGTGACGGTACGCAGTCCGTCAGGACAATCGATGTCGGGCACGTACCACGTACATTTGGCTATGACACGTCCCGTCATGGGGGTGGTGTCGAAGATGAAGAAGTAACCACTCTCGATGCTGCTGATCATCTGGCTCTTCTCAATGGTGAGTGACTGACCCTGCAATCCCCACGACAACTCCACCTTGAAGTCGTCGGTGTCCATGGAGAAACTCTCGTAGTCAATCATGACGGCATACTTGGCTTCCTCGCCCTGTCTGATAATATTCGTGCAATCCATAATTATTCCGTTTTAAATATTTCTTCACACTCGGTCTTGATGTCGGTCAGTTGGGTGCGCAGGGTGGCGCAAATCTTCGCCGTTGGGTTCACCACGCCCATGTAGTCCGTGCGGGTCTGCTCCATACGTGCAATCATGCCGTCGTAGGCTTCCGTCTGCTCGTCGGTGGGTTCGCTGAGTTGGGCGTAGTCGAAGTCAAGGTCTGACTGTACGCCGTCCAGCATCTCCAGCAGCGTGTCGCGCTCGGCCTGGAGGTTGGTGCGGCTGTCGAGACGCATCAGCGGTTTCACTTTCATGTCGAAGCCATAGCCGACGATGCTCATGTTCGTTGGACTTACGGGACCGCGATGATTGTAAGCCTGCTCGGTCAGCATGAGGGCTGCATGATACATGTCCGGCGGTATTTCGCCGTCGTTCATGTCGCGTACATTGTCCAGCGTGCGGCGAATATAAGCCAGCAGCGTGTTCTCAGCCGAAGCTCCGTAGGTGTCGAGCACTCCGTCCTCGCAGTCGAAGTCGAGGCGCGAGTGCTGCTTAATGTATTCAATTGTCAGGAATTTCATATTTCTGCCTGTTTTTTATCTATCGGCAGAAATACGTCTTGGGGGTTACTGCTTGCCAATCAAATGGGGCAAGCGCAAAAAAAATGGGCGACCGCTGTCGCCCTACAATCAATTACTTTGAATAACTAACTACTAAAACAATTAAATTGAGATTTTGAAAAAACTACTGGCTATGGCCCATCACGGGCTTATCGTTTGAAAAGATTGTCGATGACTTGTCGGCGGTTCCTGCCGAAGGGGGGATGCACGTAGGAGACGTGTACCCAGTAGGAGCCCTTCGCATTGTGCTCCCAGATGAGCTGGTCAAACTGGCAGTGCGTCTTGATCCATTCGAACCACCGCTTGCCTTTCTTCAGGTCGCCGTCGATGCAGAGGTCTGCCGCCTGTCCCTTCATGTGCTGCGAGTTGGCGACACCGCCGACGGCACGGTTCAGTTGCGGGCAGCGGTAGCCGGAGCCTATCTTGATGGGTTCGCCCATCGCGTCGCGGAGAGGCTGAAGCACGTAGGCCGTCAGATACACCAGATTGATAATCTCCGGCACGCCGGGTTTGTTCTTGATGCCCCGTGCCTTGGCAGTCTGCGAGGCACAGAGTTCGTCTATCGTGAAGTGCATAGTGATATTCGTTGCCATAGGTCAGTCGCCGTTATAGGGGTCAATGTCATTGACGGCGGACGTACCGCCGTCTACTGGACTCTGCGGACGGTGGGTCTGCTCAATTTCCCCTTGCGGCGAGATGGCCACGGGGACGCGAATTGCACAGCCCTCCCGTCCGCATAGTAAAGGGCGCATGCACTCCACCATACGGCCGTTGCGTGCCACTTCGCGCTGCAGTTCCCGCATCGTCTTCTCCAGTTTGTCCTGGCGGTTGCGCAGGTCGTCGCGCTCTTCGCGCAAGTGGCGGCGGTCTTCCTTCAGTTCCTTGATGTACTGCTTCTGCTCTTCGTTGTACTCCTGTTGGGTGTCGAGGTTGGCCTTCAGGTCTTCCGTCAGTCGCTGGTACGACTCCTGGATTTCCTTCGTCAGCGTGGCGTTGGCTTGCATCGCCTCAAACTTTGCTTTTTCTGCCTCGGCTTCTGCTGCCTTGGCTTCCGATTTGGCTTTCTTCCGCTGGTATCGCCATGTGAAGAATGCTCCGCCGCCGCCACCCAACAAGAGGGTCACGATGGCAATGATGTTGTCGATTGATAGGATGTCTGTCATTCCGAAATGATTTATAAATTTATAAATCGCTGGGAATGGCTGCGTGGGTTTACTCTGTGGCTTTCACAGAAAAAACCCGGAGGCAAAGAATAAAGTACTCGAACAGCCTCCGGGGGAAATAACAAAAATCTTTATTAGTATAAAATAGGTTGCTCACCCGTCACGGGCTTGTCTGCTGCCTCACGGCAGTTATTTTTCAGTATTATGAGAAAAGAAGATGCTTTATCTTGAAGATGATCCACGCGATGCCGCCTATCAGCATCAGTGCGCCGAGTATCAGCAGCCCCCACTCCATCATGCTCCGCTCTCGCGGCACTTCCTTGACCACCTCCACCGGGTAGGAGATGCTGTCGCGCTCGTGGATAGTGTCGGTGCGAGCCTGTCGGAGTTCCGACAGCTCGCGCTGCAAGCGGTTGGTCTCGATGAGCCATGCCCGCTGCATGTCCTTCATCTGTATGCCGTACTGCGCCATCGTGGCCGAGTCCACCTCGCGGATGGTTGTCGTCTGGTGGTCGATGATGCTGTCCGTCTGATGGATCGTGTCCGTCGAGTGGTGCCAGTGCTCATGCACCTCCGGCACGGTGACATACTTCGTCGTGGTGCAGCCCATCAGCAGCCAGCCCAATATGGCAGCGACGGCGATGATCTCCAGATACCAGATTATCACGGTCAGACGGCGCGGCGGCTGTGGCTGGCGTTCATTGCCGTCATTGATCGGCTCAAAGTTGTCACAATCGTCATGGGCGAAAGAGCATCGCGTGTCATGTACTTCGCAGTAATCGATACCGTATGGGTTGTCGCTGTTGTGGTGCCGACACTTCCAGCAGTCGTAAATAGTTCGTTTCATATCGTGGTCATTTTTAGTCCATAGTTAAATAATAAGAGAGGCCGCTGCGTTGCGGTCTCTCTTATCAGGTAGGATGGCAGCGGGGGTTTACTCCGAGTGAAGAATTTGCTACCGCCTACAGCAGTCTAAGGAATGAGTAGGCAATGTAAACGACAGCAGCGGCAATGACCGCCATCTTCGTATAGAAGAACACCCACACCGTGCCGCCTATCCATTCTGGGTAGTCGGTGGGCAATTCGTCGGCATGATGATTCTTGAACCACCAAATCGTTGCGCCCTGCCATACGGCTTGCAATGCCGACAGCAGCATGTAGAGCAATCCACCGGCGCAAGCCACGAAGAAGTTGCTGTAGGTATGGCCGCCGATAAGCTGAGCCGCAAGCAGGATGACAAGGCACCATGCAATGTCGTTGGCTCGGTCTCCCGCTGTCTTGGTGCGCTCCTGGTATTCGTCGTGCATCTTCTGTTCAGTCAGCACGTCGTCGATCACTTCAGCCAGCCTGTGGTTGATCACCTCGTCGTCGGTAAAGAACTGCCCGCAAATGATGTCGCTGTCTTCGTGGCATGCGTCACGGAGTGCGCAGCGTTCGCACTCATTATCTTTTGTGTCTGGTACAAGGGCATACTTCCTGCCCTGATACACAATAATTCTTTTGTTCATAGTTCCTTGATGTTTTTATTGTTCAGTCTTTCACTTCCTCACTCTTCATTTTCTCCATGACGGCAGTGATGGCGGCGAGGCCGCTTTCTACCTGCTGGATCTTGTGCTTTTTCTCCTGCAATCCCTGTTGCATGACGTTCACGGCACGGAGCAGTTCGCCCAGATAGTTACGGCTTATCTTATCAGCCAACTGTTGCCGCTCGTTTTTCAGGCCCACAATCTTGTCCTCGGCTGCCAACAGCTTATTGTGCAGCTCCTCGATGATGGTGCCTTCGTCGGCTGTGTCGCCCTTGCGGGTGGTGTGCTTCTCAATGCGCTTGCACGGCAACCACTCCGGCGGTGCGTTCTTCACGTAGATGCGCACGCTGCGGGTGGTGAAGCACACGTTCATCA